CTACGAAGGTTGGATCGATCTAAGGGATCCAACCGACCCGCAGATTTACTGCCAAGGTGATCTCGTTTTGGGTGCTTCCGATTTCGGAATCGATGCCGGTACAGGCCCGTTGTTCCTGATCGCGCATCTTGAGAAAACTACCGGAACGGACACATTTGAGGTTTCCGTGGATTGGCTTCGTTGCCGAATTGCTGAGGTCTAAACCGTCCCCCCAGGTGCCTCTTTCATAGGGGTAGTCACTTCGAGATCCTGTCGTGGCGCGGAGGCGGCCGACCTTTGCCGTTAGACGGGTGAGATGCCCGTCAATTTTAAATATCATGGCCGACCTAATGAAAACTGGAGTCGTCTGGCACGCCGCCAAGCTCAAGTCCTACTTGAGTCAAATGGTCACGTATCGGCGACTCTCGCACACAGTTTCCATCGTGGCGACCTTTGGTGATAGCGGACACGAAGTGGTGACACCGGACGGTCTTGTTGTGGAAGTTCACAGTCGCGATTTCCTATTCGACGTGGCTGATCTGATTCTCAACGGAGTGTTAACTAAACCAGAACGCGGTGACAAAGTTGAGTTCACCGATCCCGACGACGGCGTGAAGTACACGCACGAATTGATGTCGCTGTCGAACGAGCCAGCTTGGCGCTACAGCGATCCCTACCGGAAGAAGTATCGAATTCACACTGAGCGGATCAAGTTGCCATCATGAGCGAATCGCATCTAGTTACGATTGCGAAACGAGTCGTTGAGGTGATCAATTCCAGCGATGCTCAGGATAAGTTTGTTTTGAAGTTCACGGCTGCTCGAGCATACATTGCCCGGCGAGCCAAAGATGAGATGAAACCCGGCACTGCTTACGTTGATGTGCTGCACGACTCGGAAGTAGCGGACCTACGAGACCGCTCCAATACAGCCGAGATCGACTTTGGAGTTCAGGTCGCCATACGCGGCGTCACTCTCACTGAGGCTGGCATAGATAGCCTGCAGGTGATCGACAGGTACATGCTACTTACGGAACAGATTTCGGATTACTTACGATGCAACCACTTGATGGATGGTGTGGCACTCAAGCGAATTGACCACTCAACCATCTTCGACTCGGAACAACTTAAAGATCGCAATGTCTTTCTGGCAGCTCCGATTTTTGTCTATCGAGCGCAACGCACGCAAACATAACGGAGACAGTTATGGCATTTAACAATCTTATCGGTAAAGACGGCAAGGCGTACTACTCAACGTCGACTGTTTACACCACCCCCGCATGGGTCTTGATGAATAAAGTCATCGACGTATCGGTCACGCTTGGGAAGAACATGGCGGACTTAAACAGTCGCGAGCAGTCCTGGAGCCTGAAAGGTGCTGCCCTGAAGACCGCTCAGGTCTCCTTTGGTTACTTGCACGTCGTCGGGGCGGATACCGTGTTCGACGCTCTACTGGATTCGTACATCGCGGACACGCCCATCCCGCTGGCGTTGCTGGATGGTTTGGTTGCGACGAGTGGGACTCAGGGACTGCGAGGTTATTTCGTTGTCTCAGGAATGGATCAAGATCAGTCGCTCGAGGAAGGATTCAGCTACAGTTTCACGGCTGATCCGGTGCGTTGGAATGATGGCACGCTGCGTGTTCCAGAGTGGATGGACGTCGCGTAGTTTTAGTTTTAGTTTTTAAGGGGAATGGATCATGCAAAGTACTGTTGAGGAAACGATCAAGGTTTACATCGATGCTCTCGAGAAGGCTGGCAATCACAACGTTACCATCTCGGCGCCGGACATGCTGGCGTGCCTATGCCATCTAACTGGTGCGGCTCCTGCTGCAGATATTGAATCCAAGAAGGCAGCGAAGGGAGATGCAGGTGGAAAGTAACGCCGCTAGCAACAACACAACATTCCTGGATGACAACGGTGATCAGTGGAGTATTCGCGTAGACGTCAACACGTTGAAACGAGTGCAAGACTTAACCGGCGTCAACCTCGCGGAAGTCGTGGAGGAGGGTTCCAATCTGATCGAACGGTTGGATAAGGATCCTGTTCTACTGGTCGGCGTCGTTTGGGCCGTCCTTAAACCGCAATGTGAACTGCGTGATATCACGCCAGAGGAATTCGGATCCCGAATTATAGGTGACACTCTCCAAGAAGCTTCGGAGGCGTTTCTCTATGCGTTGATCCGTTTTTTCCCAAAAGCCCGTCGCGGCCCCCTGTTGATAATCCTAGACGAGAGTCTGAAAACCCAACAGAGAATGAACGCATTGTTGGACGGGCCGCGATTCAAGAGCGTAGTCGAGAAGCAAGCGAAGGAGTACGAGCAGCACCTGATCGATATGTTGGAGAAGTACTCCGAGAACGGATCCTCGAGTACGCCGCAGTCTTAGGGATGGATCCCGGTCCTTACTCGTTGCGTGAATTGGTCAAGATGGCCGATATGAAGATGGCGAGAGAGTGGGACCACACGGCATCGCTGATGTGCATCATGGTGCGACTGCATTCGTCGAAAGGTGGCAGTGTAAACGTCTCCAAGTTTCATCCTTACATGCGATCGTCACAATCGGGAGTGAAGATCACACGGGATAACATCCAGATATTAAAGAAGGTATTTGTCGATGAGCCAGAGACTGACGCCACGAGTCCGGGTAACCCAATTCTTTGACATCGGGTCAATGGCAAGTGCCGCCGAACGAGGGTGGGCACATGCCATGAAGCGTGTCGGTGCCGCTATTCGTCGTCACGGTCAAGACACGATGAAGAATCGCCGGTACGGAAAGAATGCTCCGGTCTCACAGCCAAGTACGTTTCCACAGCGTCACTCGACGACCAATAATTCGCTCCGTAATATCCAGTTCGACTACGACCCAAGGAAGAAGTCCGTGGTCGTTGGGCCGGTTCGTTTCAAGTCAGATACGTCTCACTTGATCGAGTTCGGTGGGACTGTAGTTCAGAAGCGAACGAAGAAGAAGAAGAATGCTCGCATGATGCATTACGCCGCCAGGCCATTCATGGGTCCGTCACTGGAAAAGGAAAGGCCCTTCGTCGCTGGTCACTTTAGGAATGTGTTTACTGAATAATGTCCATATCTGGTGCCGTCCGCGCCGGTCGCGCGTACGTTGAAATATCACTGACAGGCTTGGCTGGTTTTCGCAAGAATATCAAGAAGGCCTCTAATTCGCTTCGCGTCTTTGGCTTTGCAGCGCAAGGGGCAGGTCGTGCATTGACGGCGATGGGCATTGGTATTGCTGGCCCAATTGCATACGCCATCAAGGCAGCTAGTGACATGGAGGAGTCGATCAACAAGCTGAATCTGGTATTCGGAGACAACGCCGACGAGGTCAAGGACTGGGGGATCTCGCTAGCTGATTCTGTTGGTCGAAGTCGACAGGAAATCATCGAGTCATTAGCTCAGATGCAAATGATGTTTAAGGGCGCAGGCTTCGCTCCAGAGGAGTCAACGGACCTGTCTAAGTCGCTCGTCGAAGCAGGGATCGACATGGCTAGTGTCATGAATATGGATGACGCTGATGTTCTTCAGAAATTCAAGCGTGCGTTGTCGGACTCTGCGGAAGCGATCGATGCCTTAGGTTTCTCTGCGAAGGACCGTGCGTTGAAGACGGAACTGGCGGGCATGGGGATCGCCATGAAAGACGCGACTGAGAAGCAGAGAAAATTAGCTCGCGCTCAGATACTTTTAAGGGGAACGGGGTTTGCATTCGGTGATGCACTGAACACAGCAGATAAGTTCGCCGGAACATTGAAACGAGTACAGGGCACAATGAAGAACCTGGCAGCCGAGGTGGGTGCCGTCCTGATGCCAGCGGTCACTGCGGCGATGTCGAAGTTTGCAGAGTGGGCGTCACGGATCACGATGTTCATCGGTAAAAACAAAACGATCATTACGATCATCGCATCACTGGGCGCCGCGATGGTTGCAGGGGGTGCCGCGTTGCTAGCGTTAGGGATGGCAGCTCAGGTTGCTGCGTTCGCGATGTCGCTGGCTGGGGTTGTCTTTAGCGGCGTCATTTCCATCATGCTGTTCATGATCAGTCCGATCGGGTTATTGATCGCTGGAATTGCAGGGTTGACCTACGCCTTCTTTAGATTCACAAGTATGGGAGGGCAGGCATTCCAGTACCTGAAGGATAAATTCCAGGAGCTATCCGACGCTTGGGCACCAGTCATAAAGGGCATGAAAGACGCGCTCGGTGTAGGTGACGTTGAATTGGCAATGAACATCTTCTGGTTGAAGATCAAGGATGTCTGGTTCTCCGTAATTGACGCACTGAAAATGAAGTGGAACGAATTCATAAATGACATCAAGGCTGGTTGGCACAAGGCCGCAAATATTATCTCAAAGGCGGCGTTGGAATTAGGGAAAGTATTTACCGGACAGGACGAGTTCTTTGACACAGCACAGCAGAGGTTAATGAGCGAGTACGAGCGGAAACTTGCTAATCTAACTAAGAAAGAGGAAGAGTTGTGCGCTGCTCAGAAGAAGCGACGAGACGAGATCAGGCAATCGCTCGCCGATGCGATTGCACTAGCTGCCAAACAAGCAGCGATCGCCGACGCGGAGAAGAAGAAGAAACGGGAAAAGAAACCAACGTTGCCACCACCTCCAGGTGAAGAGACAACAGGGGATTCGGCAACAAGCAAAGCGATCGGTACATTCAATGCGGCCGTGGTTGGACTACTCAACGTCGCAGCATCTCCAGAGTTAATAGAACTGAAGAAGATCGTGAAGAATACCAAGCCGTCGATTGGCGAAGTAATAAACCCCTTTACATGGGAGATGTAATGGCAGCGTACGAAAAACTCGAAACGCGAGGAGGCTCCCTGGACTTGCTAGGGAAGGGTACGACTCGGGAAGTCGTCTACATCATCGATGGCACGTCGAATGACCAGATCGCGATGAACACTGCTGAATTACAAATGCCGTATACGTTTCGGGGTTTGAAGCGTAGCACTATCAATCTCGAGGTCATCGGGCCATACACCTTTGAAGCGACAGCGTCTTACGTCGACCCAGAGAAGGAAGACAAAGAAGAAGAGAAGCCTGACACGGGCGAGGGGTTGTGGTCGTTCGACACCAGCGGCGAGACGTTTAATATTCGGTTCACTGATCCAGTCCGGCAGCGGAAGGGGCACATTGATGATACGAAGTCTCCATCCGCAGCGTCGATTAGCGGTGCGATTGGAGTTAACGGCACGGACGTGGCTGGCACGGATATCATTGTGCCATCCTTGAAGTTGACATACCGAACGCGACTCCCCAATGAACTGGTTAACATTGCCTGGGTTAAGACTGTAGCGTCGATTACCGGCACAACGAATAAGGCACCGTTCTACGGATTCGCCCGTGGTGAGATGTTATTCGTGGGCGCCAGCGGTGAGGAAGCAGTCGAAAAAGACCCGGATATGACGTTCACGTTTATGGCCTCGTCGAACATCGATGCGTATACATTCAACGTAGTCGACCCGGACGTAACCACGGTGACTGTATCCAAAAAGGGCTGGGAATACCTGTGGCTGATGTACGGCGTGACTGAAGATGCAAACTCTAAGAGAGTGATCCCGAAGCCGATCGACGCTTATGTCAACCAAGTCTACGACGAGTCAGACTTTTCACTCCTTGGAATAGGAACCGGATAAATGGCCTCACAAGTACGTTTCCCTGCAGGTATCTTTGTCGATGGGCCGATCACAACCGGTGACGTCACAGTCAATCCTGGTTGGAAGCGGGAGAACATGATCCAGGAGTCCCTGGCGATCCACCCGATCCCCTGGGGAGCGTGGCGACGGCACGATGCCTACGAATCGCTACTTACCGGTGTGGCCGGTGCGGACGATCTGGGGCTAATTGGGGGCACGTTCGGAACAGGGGTGCCATCGATTCAAACTTCGGATGCCAAGGCAACGACTGTCACGCAGTACGCTCGAGCGATGATCGTGATGCCGATTGAGTACGAGGCGGCAACGGACGTCGTGATCAGGACTCATGCCGGAATGAAAACCAATCCGAGCGACACAACTGCGACAATTGACTGTGAGCTGTATCTCAGTGACAAGGAAGGGCTGGTCAATGGCACAGACAAAATTGCCACGGCAGCGACTACGATTAATTCGACCACCCTGGCAGACCAATCCTTTGTGGTAACTGCTGGTGCGTTGTCTCCCGGCGACATCTTGGATCTCCGAATCACGATTGCAATCACGGACGGCGCGACAGGCACGGCGGTGATTGGTTGGTTGGGTGCGATTTACTTGCTCTGTGACGTGCGAGGCTAAACGTGGCTGGTATCGAAAAGGTTCTACCTGGGCAGCCGTTTCGTCCGTCGGCCAGTACGTGGAATCGATTCGTCGACAAAGCCAACGAGCAACCACCCCCTTCGCAAGCGGATGGCAGAAGTGGACTGCCACCGTTGTACGTGAAGAATAATTCCGGCACGGACGTCGCTCGGTTTGGGATATTAGGCGTTGCCGATGTGCAGATCAATCAATCCGACAATGCATCTGAGTTCTACCGGAGCATCCTTCTCGATGGTGAGTCGCCTGTGCTCGCTACGCATTGCGGTAAGTTCGTCGTCTGCCTGGAACCGGTCAGCGATGGTCAAGTTGGCCTCTGTACCATGAATGGCCTAATTCAGGTCCAGGTTGAC